GAAGAATATACCAGGTGTATTTTGTGGATCTGTACCCGCCACACTATAGTATCCTGAACCGCCTGAATAAAATCCGTCTACTGAATACTTAAAACGTACAGAGAATGGGTTGTCTTTGTCCCATCCTTCTTGTCGCTCGATATGATACGCAGACATTGGTATGACGTTATATACACCAAATTTTTCGGATATTTCTAATTTAAGAAAGAAATCCCCATATTTGCACATCTGACGAATCCATGCAAATAAATTAAACTCAATATTTAGGATATCGTAGAATAAATTATATAATGTCTTTTGTATGTCCTCGTTATTGCTTCTAATTTGCAATACCTCGCCCATATCGTTCTTTAAAGTGCATTCTTCAGCGAGAATATCGAGTGCAGACGCGATTATCGCATCTGTATCCATAATGTCGTAATCCGAGTAAATTTGCGTTCTTAAATAACGGTAATTTAGGTTAAATTGCGCTCCAAAAAGTGATGTTGTGTTGGGTGAATAAACTCTATTAAATCTATCTACCAATGCGTTCGTTGCGAACTCACCAGATTGTTGGACTGAATTGGTGTCCATAACCTTAATTTGGTTACCACCGTCATTTCTTATTATTACGTCTGTAGAAAATAAACGTTGTAATCTTTTAAATATGCTTGTATCTGCCATAATGTTGTAATATACGTATAAATATTGAGGAAACCAAGTAAGCTTAATCTAACATCCAACTAAAATTTTCTTTACCTCCTTTACCGTCATCCATAAGGTATGGATTGTCACGTCCGGTAGCAAAATATGCTCCTTGTATTGGAGATGGTTTACTAATTCCACCTAATGCCGCTCGTGTTAAGTCTTGACTTTGTTGTCTGAATTTTAGTGATGTATCTCTTAAGTACATCCCTATACCAAATGACATAACTAAATCATCATTGTATCCAGATTGTGCTTCTGCTCGACCGTTACGCCATATGAATACCTTCATTTCTTCTACCAAACGTTTAGACTTTATTGTTACGGATCTATCCCCAACGTATTCTCTAAACTTATTTATTACTAAAGGACGTGTTCTAAGCGACATAGTAAAACCAGGTGTCACCGAATCACTGTTCTCGTATTTATTAAAATACGACTCTACAGTTAGCGCGTCTGTTTTAGGTGAGTAATATATATTTTTGTATTCACGTTCTAAAATAGCATCTAATGTAGCCCAACCTATGTTTGCATTCTCAACTATAAGCAATGCTTGATTGTAATCAGCAGCCACACCTACTAAAAAATATCCAAATTCTTTAGGGGGTAGTTGTCCTTTATATTCAGCTACCTGCGTGTTAGTGGCTATGTCTATGACATGGAACGCGGAAAAATCTCTACTATCGCCTCTAGCTACATCCGCCATTACCATATATTCTCTTGAATAATCTGGTTGTTCCCATATCCAATAATTTTGGTCTGTACCTCTTCGTTCAACTGGGTCTTGTACTGTGGTTGAGGAAATAAATTCTAACCACTCGGAATAAAACACAATATCACCCGATGTACTAAAGTCACAGTCGCACTCTTGTGCTGCTAGTCTTGGATCTCCTAATAGTTCGTCTTGTCTTTTTCTCCATACTTCATCTCGTTCTGGATGTACGTACCATGGAAGTTTAATGGGTAGAAAATCGTTTTCCGCGTTCTCTGCCTTAACCCACGTCTGGTGAAACCAATTACCAGTACCATATGGGGTAGATAATACAATGGCTCCACCACCTGTTGCTAAAGTTTGCTGTGCGGATGCCCAAGTCTCTTCAATATTCTCTATAAACGCGGCCTCATCCACTATAAGTAACGATACGGCTTCTGAACGAGCGGCGTCGCTGTTTGAGGATTTTGCTTTAATCTGGGAACCATTAGATAACCGTATAGATAGTTTATTGTTTTCATCTGCCGATACTTTTAACCACGATGGTAAGTTATCATACATAAACTTTACCTTAGTAACCATATTACGGGCTGTTTCTTGTGTTTTAGATAAACACAGGATATTCTTATCCTTGTAAAATATCATTAACCACAATGAGTACCCAGAGGCTAGTGTGGATATACCTAATTGTCTAGATTTAAGTACTACTGAATATGGATTATCCTTCCACAGTGTTAATACTTTACCTTGGAATGGGTATAGATTAAATATTACACGACCCCTTTGTGGGTGCTGAATGTAACAGTACTTCTTCATGAAGTGGGCGGGATCTTGTGAGCACTTAATGTATTCTTCTCGTATTATTTGTTTTATGTCTTGTTCCATATACTTATGTGGCTATAAATATATATAAGGATATAAAAACCCCGACAAAAGCCGGGGTTAATTATGTCAAGTAGTTTGATCATGTTATCTAACATTATTGGCTAAGTCATCTTGCATACCCTCAAGTTCTTTCTTAATTTTAGTTTTATCTTTAAGTTTACTTAACAAACTTTCCTTCTCAGTACCCTCTGCTTTCTTCCATTTATTGGCTAGTTCCTTCATTTCCTTCTCTAGATATTTAAGCTGAGAAGTAACACGTTGTAATTTGGTTACTACACTACCACCTTTTTTAGCGGCCGCCTGTGCTTTCTTATCAATGGTTTCTTCGTCTTCACCATCATCGTCTTTGGCTGGTTTATTCCAATTATCTTCTACTTCAACGTCGTCATCTTCTTCTTCTGGTTCGCTTTTCTTGGATTCCTTTTCTTTTGATGGTTTGGTTTCCTTTGCTGGTTTGGTTTCCTTTGCTGGTTTGGTTTTCTTAGATGGTTTGGTTTCCTTTTTTTCTCCTTTACCCGCTTCTAAATAATCGGTAAATTCACCATCTTCTTTCTCAAACGCCGCTCGTATTGTTGGGTTGTTCCATGTTGCGGAATCTTTATTTTTTTCCTTGGCTAAATCCTTAATATTAACTTCACCATCTTTATTCAGAGCTACTAACAGCTGTCCAAGAGCGTTTTTGTCGAATTTGTCGCCTTTAAGTTCTTTGTATTTAAGTAATGCCTTCTTAAATCCTTCCTTATCTTTTACCTTATAAAATGTGGCCATTTCTTGAATCAAACCTTCTGCTACACCCACCGACGTTTGTGTTTGTTTAGCTTGCTTTATAGCGTCTTTTACTGTGTTAGGACTAGTACGTTCACTTTTAGCGATGCTTGGTACTTCATCTGATGGTGTTTGTGGACCAACCATCGTTAACTCGTCAATGATCGTTTCTTTAATGTATTGCTTTAGTTCTGATTTTTTCATGTTTATGTTTTATGGGTATAAATATTAGGCAAATAATGTCTCTTTAATCGTCTGGATACGTTCATCAGTAGTACCTTTAATTTCTACCAAACGTTTGGGTGGATATTCCTTTAACATTTCTTTAATAGTATAGTCTATCTTATCACGGTATTCACTATCTGTAGTACGCACACCATTATCTTCAATGTCTACACCTTCAGGTGAGACATAAAATATAACGTCGTAATCATTACGTATGCGCATCATTAAGTCAACAAATTTTTCCTTAACGTTCCAATCAATTGAATTAGCACTCATTGTAAACGAACACACATCATATATTGTTCTGTCTGTTACCATTTTTTCCTTCATCAATTCAACAGAACGTTCAGCAGCAAATACTATTTGTCCTTTTAACGTTGAATCTGTATTTAATGCTATACCTTGGTCACGTAAATACTTACTACGTTCAGTAGCAAATTCATACTCACTAAATTCAGGTAAATCCATTAATGCTTTAACTAGTGTGGTTTTACCACACGATACTGTTCCTGTTAATCCTATTCTCATATTCTATGCTCTTGTTCCTGATTGTTTACCTGCTGCTGTTTTATGGAATGGTACTCCTTCACCATCCTTTTTAATGTTTTCCCACTGTTCCTTGGTCTTCTTAATACCAAACACATAATATTCAGCTAACCGTTTATTACCTTGTGGTATTAAAGCGGGTCCGTCATAATTGTGTGTTAATGTTTTTCCCTCAATTATAACGTAATGCACAATTGTGCCGTCTGCTTGTTTTAAGCTTTTTGTCTGCATGTAATTCGTTTTATTTTAAATATAACTATATTATCCTGGAGCGCCAAACCTGCGTCAGTAGTTTTCTATGAAGTCTGGATATTCTTCGTTTGGATCTTGATACATGGTGGGTTAGTTTTGTAATAAATATTCGGCAACATATACTCCGTGAGCTCCACTAACAGT